TACTAATGGCTATTTTTAGAGCAGGTAAACGAGTAGGACCTTTTGACATAAGAGTAGGATTTCCTAGAGATAAAAGTCTTGATAATGTTGATAGAGACCCTAGACTTAAACAAAGAGGAAATACAGAAAACACAATTGGTCGTTTTCGTTCTGCTATGGCAAAAGCAGAGGGTTATGCTAGACCAGCAAGATTTGCTATTAGAATAGATTTACCAACAAATTTACGTTCATTAGTTAAACAACGAGAAGTTGCAGTATTTGCCGAAGGTTCGTCAATAGGTAAAAATACACCTGTAGGACTATCTTCAGTAAAAAACCCTAAAGGTGATACTATGTTAGATTTAGCTGCACAAATGGGAACACAAATGAATATTCATTGTGATAGTGTATCTATGCCAGGTAAAGATTTAGTTACACAAAAGAAACAATTTGGTAATGAACCAGAAGTTGATATGGTTACAGGTCATCAATATGCAGGTATGATAAATGCTTCTTTCTATGCTGATAAGTATTTAAGAGAAAGACAGTTTATGGAATTATGGATGAAGATGGCACACAACAACATAACAAACGAAGCAAAATATTATGATGATTATACAGGCAAAATGCAAATTTATCAATTAGGTTCATTTGACGGCGAAGGCGATAGAGACGTACCAACATACGGTATAGAAGCAATAGAAGTTTTTCCACAGACTTTAAGTGCTGTAGAATATAACTATGGTGCATCAAACCAGTTAGTAAAAATAAATGTAGGGTTTGCTTATAAACAATGGTATAATCTTACAACAGACCATGTTGCAGGAGTTAGTTTCGGTTCTGCTTTACAAACTATACATGACGTTAAAGGTGCAGATAAAGGATTATTTGGTAAATTACCTATAGAATTACAAAGAGCAGGAAGAGAAGTATTCAATTCTGCTAAACGACAGACTCCGATAGGAAGACTGTTCAAAGGGAAAATATTCCCACCATTTACATAATATTATATTATAAAGGAGATTAAATAATGGCACTACCTAAACTGAATACCCCAACTTACGAGTTGGAGGTGCCAAGCACAGACGAAAAGATAAAATATCGTCCGTTCTTGGTTAAAGAAGAAAAGATATTATTGATGGCAATGGAAAGTAAAGATAATGCTCAAATTATCAATGCAGTAAAAGACATTGTTTCATCATGCACATTTGAAAAACTAAATGTTGCTACCATGCCTATGTTTGACATGGAATATATCTTTTTAAATATAAGAGCAAAGTCAGTAGGTGAAGTTTCTAAATTAAAGATACTTTGTCCTGATGATAAGAAAACTTATGCTAGTGTTGAATTAGATTTAACAAAAGTAGAAGTACAAGTTGGCGATGACCATACAAACAAAATTGAATTAACAGATGACATGGGAATGATTATGACATATCCTACTATTGATTCATTTTTAGAAAGTGGTATTGAAGCGGTAAATGCTAACAACATGTTAGATGTTATCGGTAGTTGTGTATTACAGATATACGAAGAAAAAGGTGAGAAGGTTTATCAAGCCAAAGACCAAACTAAGAAAGAGTTGACTGAGTTTATTGAATCAATGAATAGTAGTCAATTCAAAAAATTACAGTCGTTTTTCGATACTATGCCTAAATTGACACACACAATTAAGGTAAAGAATCCTAAAACAAAGAAGACTAGTGATGTTAAGTTGACTGGACTAAACGATTTTTTCGCATAGCCCTTTCACACAATAACCTAGAGAATTATTTTGAAATTAATTTTTCTCTTATGCAACATCATAAATATTCTTTGACTGAGATAGAAAATTTGATGCCGTGGGAAAGGGACGTATACGTTGATATGCTAATAACTTATATTAAAGAAGAAAACGAAAAACAAAAACAAAGGGAAGCAAGTAGAAATGGCTGAGGAAATAAAAGACGTAAAGGTTGCAGAACCTAAACAGAAAATTAGTGTAGACCTAGAGGTAGATACTTCTATTAAAGATTTAGGTGTAAACCCATATGCAAAACTAATTCATATGGCAAGAGCGGTTGACGCTTGGCGAATATTTCCAAGAGTATTCTTAACAGTCTATATCGTTCTGTTATATAAAGTAACAATATGGTTTATGGATATACCAACACCGTCTCTCGAACAGTCTGGTTTAGTATCAATTGTAGTTGGTGCTGGGGCTGCATGGTTTGGGTTATATACAGGAACAAGTAAAGGAAAGAAGTAAATGAAAAATGCTCTAACAACAGGAACTATAAACACAGATATTATGGTGTTGCCTGACTATAGCGGTTCGTCTTCAATGGCAACTATAGAACCTGAAAGAATGAGTCCTATGGATTCATTAAAGGCAATCTTTGAAGATATGAGAGATAGTCTTAATATGTTAGTAGAGTTAGCAAAACCAAGTGGTGCTGATATGAGAGACCAAGGCATTTCAGACGCAGACATACCTGCTATAGATGAGACAGATAGTCAAGGTAATGATGGATTTGCTTTGCCTGAATTTGAGAGACCTGAGATAGGACCTAAAGTAGGTTTAGCACTTATGTTAGTAGGTCTTTCAGCATTATTTAGATATGGTGATGAGATAGCGGCTGCGTTAGAACCTGTTTTAAAGTTTGGTAAAGAATTTTATGACAGTCTAAGTCCAAACGGTAGAATAGGTGTCGGTATGGCTGGTTTAGCAGCTATAATGTTTCCTAAAACATTAACGAAAATTGTAACAACAACTTTAGGTCTTGCCTTTGATGGATTAAAACTTGGATTTAAAGGTATGGTAACTGCTGTTAATAAGATGCCTGGTCTAATAAAAACTGCCTACACAGGTGGTAAAAATTTAGTTATGGGGGCGTTTGATAAATTAAAAACTGGTTTTCAAGCAATGAGAACATTTATGATGACAAAAATGATACCTGCACTTGCATCAGCATACGGTGGAGCAAAAGGGTTTCTTATGAAAGCAATAACTAGTCTAGGTACAGCATTTACTGCTATGAGAACATTTATGATGGCCACAATGATACCAGCAATAACAGGATTTATGGCGCCGTTCATAGTTCCTCTTGCCTTACTAACAGCCGCAGTAGTAGCCGCAGTTGCAATATTTACATCAATCAAAGCAGGTATAGATGAGTTCAAGAAGTCACTAGACGAAGGTGATAGTATGTTGGTTGCAATCATTGAAGGTGTATCAACCGCATTATTAACTCTAGTAACATTACCGATTACACTAATTAAAAACTTTGTTGCTTGGGTAGCAAAGAAACTAGGATTTGAAGGTATTGCAGAAAAATTAAAAGAGTTTAGTATAGTAGATTTCATCAAAGATAGTGTTAAGAATTTAGTAATGAAAGCAGTAGACTTTGTACAAGGTTTATTTGACATAGACTTTAAAGAAGTTTTAGGTAAGTTTGTTGACATAGGTAAATCAATAGGTAGAGTTTTAAAGGCTATCGCATTAGGTTCAATTGCCGCTGTTAAGGCTGCGTTTCCTGGTGGCGAGTCACCTATGGAAGCATTTAAACGAGTGTATGATGAAGTAGCAAATAAAAATAACGATAGACCACAACTACCTGATGAAGCGGATCCTGAAGCCAATGCAGAAGTCAGACTTATCGAACAAGGAAGAAGAGAAGAAATAAAAGATAACGAAGCAAAAATAGAACAGTTACAGAAAATGGATGAAAGTGCATTATTAACTGATGGTAGTACAGCAGACGATAAAATCGTTGCATTAGAGTCAAGAAATGCAGATTTATTATCGTTATTGTATGAAGAAGCAATGATACAATCTGACATTGCTAGAAAGGCATTTGAATTACAAGAAAAACAAGGTGGTGGAACTGTTGTTACAACAATTAATAATACAGATGCTTCAAATACAAGTAATACATCTAATAATGTAACAAGTTCAATAGGCCTTGCTGTCGCAGGAACAGATGAAACAGCAAAATCATTAGCACAATTGGGATACGGACCCCTTTAAAACACATATATGGCATACAGCGATAAAGTATTAGACCACTACGAAAACCCTCGTAATGTTGGTTCAATGGACAAAAACGATAAAGACGTAGGCACTGGTATGGTTGGTGCACCTGCCTGTGGTGATGTTATGAAACTACAAATTAAAGTTAAAGACAACATAGTTCAAGATGCTTGTTTTAAAACTTATGGTTGTGGTAGTGCTATTGCAAGTTCAAGTTTAGTAACTGAAATGGTAAAAGGTAGAACCATAGAAGAAGTAAAAGAAATTAAGAATATGGATATTGTTGAAGAATTAGCATTACCGCCTGTTAAAATTCATTGTTCAGTTTTGGCTGAAGATGCAATTAAGGCAGCAATTGCTGATTATCTAAAAAAGAAATAATTATAAAAGGAGAATGTTATGGAAAAAGTAAAATGTAATTGTAAACCACCGTATACATGTTGTGATGAGAAAACTTGTGAATGTTGCAAGGATACGTGCTGTTGCAAGTAAAACCGTGGAATTGCCGTCTCATAGCCGCCCGCTAGGCGGCTTTCCAAGCTGTTCGTGTATGATTGTACCCCCTAATTTTAGACGATTTTAACCTTTTTGTTGTAAATGTTTTTCAGTCCAGATATCAAAGATAATATTTCTAGCATCGCACCATTTACGAGCAGAAGCAAATTTATCTCGATTCATTTGATAAGTTTTCATTTCATATAGTACAGTAGATTTCTTTTTACCTTTGCCACCGACAGGCGGTCTCATATCTTTTGATGGTTTAACTTCTATAAGATGAGTTCTTTCATTACCATTCTTATCTTTTATCTTGATGAGAAAATCAGGAAAGTATCTTCGTACTTTTCTAGTAGCAGTATCATAATATGGTATGACAACTTCTTCACTTGCCCATTGTAATATGTTTGGGTTATTATCAAAGTATTTCATACATCTTCTTTCCCACATAGAACGATAGATGATATTATTACAATCACCTGCATATTTTTGAGGGTTATCTGGTGTAAATTTACCCTTGTATTTCTGTCTTCTTTCTGACATATCCATATAAATAGTTATATTACAATTAAAAGAACTATTTATCAAAGGACACAATGGGAAATCTATTTAACGCATTAAACGGTTTAAAGACCAATATCTTTGGTGGCGGTAATACAGGTAAGACTACACCTATATTACGAAAAAGTGCTATCGGTATTAACGAAGAAAGTCCTACGTCTAAATTAGACCATGACCCATTTGCTTATTCGTCTATACAATATCCTAGAGACTTAACGAGTACTGGTGGTATTGGTCACTATATGTTATTCTATGTCAATGTTCAAGATAATACAAAATATGTTTATAATAATGCTGAAGGTGTAAAAGTTGGTGGTACAAAATTTGTTAAAAAATTAAAGACCCCAGCAGTATATGAAGATGTACCACTTGTTGGAAGAGTAAAAAAAGCAGAAGCAGTATTTCACACAGTTGCTGAGAAAGGTGCTTCAATTATCTCTGGAACATCAAGTTATTTTGATAATACATTAGGTTCAAAAGTAAACTCAGATGTTAAAGAATTAGCACCTCAGAGACCAAGAGGTAGTGGGTTATCTAGTTATCATAAGACAACAACAAGAATTACAGACTCGGTCGCAATATATTTACCACCTAACGTAACAGACAGTACATCAGCATCATATACTGGTGCGGCTACAGGTGTAGTAGGGGCAGCGGCTGCAGGAGCATTTGACGTTGTTAAGAATATGGGTAAACAAGATTACGAAGCGGCTGCAAAAGGAATAGTTAATGCAGCTAAAAATATAGTCGGTGAAGCGGCTGCAAGAGCAACAGCAGAAATAACAGAAGCAGTAACTGGTACAGAGGGTACAAGAGGCCTTATCAATAAAGCATTTGGTCAGGCAGATAATCCTTATATGGAAGTATTGTTTGATGCCATGAATTTAAGAACATTTACATACAACTTTACATTTGCACCGAAGAATAGAGAAGAAACAGAAGACGTACAAAAGATTATACAACTGTTTAGATTTCATATGGCACCTGAGTTAAAGGGTAAAAACAATAGATTTTTAACACTACCATCAGAGTTTGATATACATTACATGTATCAAGACCAATCAGGTCAGGCAAGTGAGAATGATTATTATAATAAAATTGCGACATGTGTATGTACTAATGTTGAGGTAAACTATACACCTGATGGTGTTAAGTCATTTGAAGGTGGTGCACCAACAAAAATTACAATGTCAGTATCATTCCAAGAAACAGAACTATTAACAAAAGAGAGAATAACAGAAGGATTCTAATATGGCAGATGTAAATATAAACAAAGGTGTAAATAGTGTGGATAATCCACATGACCCATACGAAGACCATATGGAAGATGGTGAAATAGTATTTGAAGAAGGCGCATTTAACGGGTTTGAAGGGCAGTCAATTACAATAACAGAGAACGCAGGAGCAGCTCAAGGTGACTTACAGGCAGGTATAGAGTTTATATACCATATGAGAGAACACATTTTAGATGTAGGAGTCGCAACGATATATTTGTTTACTTGTTACGCTCTGTATCTATGGTTAAAAAAGGTAATTAAGTAATGTATTTTAATAAATTTCCATTGATGGTTTACGATATCAAAGGTAACAACAACTTTAAACTACTACCAGACATACTGAAAAGAGTAAAGATGCGTTCTGGCCTTTCTGCTAGTCGATTTGTATTTGACAAGTACAACGTAAAAGAAGGGGAGAATCCAGAAGATGTCGCATTTAAATATTATGGTGACGCACAATTTCATTGGGTTGTATTAATGGTAAATGATATTACTGATAGATATTATGAATGGCCAATGACAGAACCAGACTTTGCAGATTTTCTTACAGACAAATACGGGGCAGGTAGTGAAGATGCAATTCATCATTATGAACTGGCGCAGACGAGTGGTGCAACATCATCGCCTGACAACTCACATATGTTAGAGGTCAATTCTGATACAGACAATGCGACACCAATTACAAATAGACAATTTGAAGAAAGAAAACAAGACGATTTAAGACAAATAAGACTGTTAGATGAAAGATACCTTGACGCATTTACAGAAGAATTTTTTGCATTGATAAAGAAGAACAGATTTTAGGATATAAATTATGGGCAGTAAACATAACGATAGTTACGATTTTGCAGGCGATTATAATTTAAACGGCATCATACTACAAGCACACGATGGCACAGGTGGTATATTTGGGGAAGGTGGCGTTGATATAATGGAACAAGTGCAAGAGTTAAATGTCTATGAGGGTATTACGCAAACAGCAGTATACGGTACGCTAGTAATGGTTGACTCAACAAATATAATTGGTAATCTACCAATACAAGGTACAGAAAGACTATTCTTTAAACTCTCTACACCAGGCACATCAAACGTAGAACATATTATTGATGCAAGTGAACAAACAGGTCACCCTTTTTATGTGTATAAAGTATCAAATAAACAACAAGCAAAACAAGGAACACTAGTATATACAATACATTTTGCAAGTCGTGAGTTCATGCGTAACATAAGAACAAAAGTAAGTCAAGCATATTCTGGTAAATTGTCAGACATGGTTGCACAAATTTGTGGAGACAAAGAAGGTCTTGATACTCGTAAACAATTATACATTGAAGAGACAAGAAATCAAGATAAGTTTGTTATGCCAAATGTATCGCCTTTTAAAGCAATAGAAATGATATCAAAGAAAGCACTACCAAAGTATGGTCAAGGCGTAGGTTATTATTTCTATGAAACAACAAAAGGTTTCTATTTTCAATCATGGGAGAATATGTGCGCTACAAGTTATACAGAAAAAGCACCAGTTGAAACATATTACTATCAACCAAGAAATATTACAGTTGACGCAATAGAAGAAGATGCAAACCAAACTAAAATACAACAAGACCTTAAATCAATAGAATCATACAGATTTATTAATAACTTTCATGATGTAGCCGCTGCTCAAGCATTAGGCACATATGGTTCTAAAGTGATTAGTTATAATATATACGATAAAACATATATAGAATCAGAGTATAATTATCATGACCACTTTGGTAAAAGAATACACGTTGACTATGCAGATGGTGATGGTTTTGGTGCTCAAAACCCACAAATAAGTAGTAATCCAGTAGATTTTGACAGCAACAGAGATGGGTCAGGTAAAGGTGTAAGTGATTATCCAAATAGTATGGTCTCACTATCACCTACAACACAATATCTACATGATGAACCAACAGGTAGTTATGGTGTAGAAGCACAACTTGACGGGATATTTGATGGTATACGAAATGGTGCACGTCAAGAGATAAACGCAGGTACAACACTTGAAATGACTGTACCTGGACAATCATTCATACAACCTGGTGAAGTAATACATTTTGAGTTACGACCAGTAGACCAAGAAGGTCTTACACCTGATGGTAAAAAGTATGACCCACAATATAGTGGTCGATATATGATTACAAAAATAAGACACAGAGTTACAAAACAAGACTATAAGATGGTCTTTGAGTGTAAGAAAGACAGTTTACGAGAAAGACTACCAGGTAAAGGTGGTTACAAAATGCCAGTTGGTGCTACTGTAGGAGAGTTCTCAACATTGATACATGATAAGATGCCAGTACCTAAAATATTGAATGATTTTAACAAACACGTCAACAAATACGGGGCTGTCATTTCTAGTCACCTAGGAAGTATCAAAGGCAAAGCGAATAGTATTATACGAACTGGCGAGTCGTATAGAAATAAAGCAAATGAAATTAAGGCAAAAGTAAATAGAGTACGCAAATTTAAGAACAGATTTTTTTAACGGAGGCGAATATGGAGTATATAATATTAGTAGCACTATTATGGGCATGGTGTTTCTATTGTCTATTGGTGACTAAATGCCTAGGGAAATAGTAAATCTAACAGACTCAGCAAGAGAATATCTAGCAACAGTAGGCAATCCAAATGTCTACTTATCAATCAATGCTGGGGGTTGTAGTGGGTTTTCATATGTATGGGAGACTACAGACAAAGAACCACATGTAGGCAATCTACACATTGACCCTGTCGCAGAGATGTATATAATTGGTTGTACTGTAGATTATGTAAAAGAACTTGGTGGTTCATATCTCAAGATAGTGAATCCAAATGCAACTGCTTCATGTGGTTGTGGTGAGAGTTTTGCAGTTTAGGAGTAACACATGGAAAGAGAAAAGAAATCGAATAGTTCAGGACAAGAGAAGTCCATTGATAATGACAGGACCAACGAAGTGGGTGCCGTCTCAGAGATTCAATCCGATACTCAACAAGATGGAAGCGAGTTCGGAACTAGTCAAAGACGAACGAAAGAAACAATCATAGAAGAGATAGAGTTCCTTATCAAAGAACATATACAACCTGCTGTCGCAATGCATGGTGGTGTTGTTACATTACATTCTTACGAAGAGGGTATTGTAACTATGTTTATGTCTGGTTCATGTTCAGGTTGTGCATCATCTACACTTACATTAAAGAATGGTATCGAAGGTATGTTAAAGCATTATATACCCGAAGTCATACGAGTAGAAGGCGTAGATGACGAAAACTCAGAAGTCGCCCCATATTACACATAATTCCTTCGCAGTCCCTCAGTCTTTAGAAGATTTTTCCCAGCCGTAAACGAAGTATAAATAGCAGTATGAGCAACATCATAATACTCGAAGAATATCGAAAACGTAAAAGTAAGTTAGAAGGTGGCTTCGCACCAATTACAGTAGAAGAACAAAGAGAGCAGATAGAAGAGCAAAGAGAAGAAATAGAAAAACAAAGACGTATAATAGAAAGGATGCTATTTGACCAATGATGAGTATAAGAGAATATATAAACCATCGCATCATATTGAAAAAGTATGGTACAATATCCCTAAAAAAGTATATCACAATGAAGCTGAAAGAGATAGACACATACAATGCTACAATGTATACAGAAGTAACAATCTACCTGCTTATATTAATCTATTTCATATGGATTCACTAGGTCGCATATATGAAGATATCAAAGATATTTCGTGTGATTAATAACAAATATACACAAAGAGATTGGGATAGAACAGTAGGGTATGGTGAAGTACCAAGAGAATACCAAGTGAAATTGACAAAAAAGCGTAGGTTCGAAAAGCGCAGTAGGCAAGGGGATTCGAATGATTAGAAAGAGAGAAGAGTATAGGGAAGACCTTGATAGAGAGGTCCACTTAAATGCTCGTTTATAACAGCTGGCCGTTGGTATAAAGTCGGCAGGGTATCGGCAGAGGAAAAAAGCAAATGCAGAAAAATTTTATGGGAAAGGCAGGGTTCACATGGTTCGTGGGCGTTGTCGAAGATAGACAAGACCCGAAGTATCTTGGCAGGTGTCGAGTTCGCTGTTTAGGGTTACACACAGACGACCTGAACAAACTACCGACCGCCGACCTGCCATGGGCCCACCCTATGAACCCAATCACCTCTGCTACTATATCAGGCATAGGGCAAACTCCATTAGGACCTGTCGAAGGCACATGGGTGGTCGGCTTCTTCTCTGATGGCGAAGAGGCACAACAGCCTATTCTTATGGGGACTTTGCCAGGCGTTCCGAGTTATGTGGGCTCTGCAAATATCGTTGGCCCTTCTCTACCTGCAAAGGGATTCTCTGACCCGAATGGTGCTTATCCTAAATATATTTTCGAGACAGACGTAAACAGATTAGCAGTGAATGACGAGAACAATCCTCATCTATCGTATCTAGAGAGATTAGCAGACACAGATAATGCAGTTGGCGTGGCGAACGTTGACCCTACTGTCATAGTAGATGATGTTTTAGCGCCAGACGATGGCGGCTTCTGGGACGAACCCTTTACTTCATATGCAGCTCAATATCCTTATAATCATGTATACGAGACAGAGGGTGGACATATCAAAGAGTTTGACGACACGCCGGGCGCCGAACGTATACACGAAAGACATGCAAGTGGGTCTGCTTATGAGATAGGCCCAGACGGCACGAAGATAACACGAGTCAAGAAAGACAACTATACGATTGTGTCGGCCGATGACTACTGCCATATACAAGGGGAGAGTAAGGCGACCTTCGACAAGGGCCTTCGAGTCAAAGTCAACAACTCTGCTGAATTCGGCAACAACTATAATATAGAGGTGGGCTCAGGCGCCAACGTCACAGTCGAAGTACAGAATGGCGACATTAACCTTATCAGCCAGCTGGGCGATGTAAACATCAAGGCAGGTAAGAACATGAACATAGACGTAGCGAACAATCTAAACATTAAGGTAGGCGGTAGTATACTAGAGACAAGTAAAATTAAGATAGAGTCTGCTACACTACTACACATGATGAACTCAGCTCATCAAGACATCAATGGTAACATCATTGACTTGAATTAACAGAAGAGAAGTGCATGTGTCGTTTCTCGGCTAAGACCCGTTTGCGTACATAAGGGATCTGTTTAGATATAGGTAACTACCTCAGAGAACGGCTTGACAAACGCCCTCTCTTAGTATATAATAACTTTTAAAGGAGAATGTAGCATGATAGTTACACTTACATTGGGGGAACAAAATGAAGAACCCTCTAGTATATACTATCAGCAAATGGATGTTTAGATTATACATAGTCTGGTCAGTCTTAGTTGATATAACACTTATCGGTAGTCTCATATACTACTTCTTTTTCTACTAAATAATATTGAGTACTTCGTAAACTAGCAGTATTCGTTTAGGAATTACTTCAATTTTTTTTTTGGATATATTGAAAGGAGAAGTATATGGCAAGTGGGACACACGCCAGAGTTGCAGCTAAAGTAACAGCTCAACATAGACATCTTGACGCACAAATCGAGAATCTAGAACGTAAGATGAATGAGACAGCAGATACAATCATCGACCTAAAGAATCAAAAGAAAAAGATAAAGGAAAGATTACAGGCAATGTCTCTACGAGAAGAGAGGCAGAATAAGAAAGAAGAGCAGTCGAGACCTTCTTATGGTCAACAGCTCGATTTATTTAACAACTATCATAGGTAGGTATATATTATGTTACATAAGATAAGTGATTTTGTAAAACGTATTTCTGTCATGAATGACGAAGCACAATTGTTATATACAATGAAATACGAATCCCCTAAAGCAACACAAGCAGAGATAGATAATCAAATACAAAATATACAGGCACTTGCGTTGAGTATTGCAAAAGACAAGTCGAAGTACCATCGAGTCGAGGACAGTTATTACTTAGATAGGGCTAAGTATAACGTAGATTAAGGTTTACCATGTGGGTCGGAACGGGGGTTCGGAGAGGGACCCCTACCCATGGAAAAATCTTTAAAAAAATCCTTGTCAACCAAGGAGTTTATAAATAGGTATATGAAAACATTTAAACAAGTAGAAGCAATAGATTGTCTCTGCGAAGAAACATATAAAGACTTAGAGATTACAGAAGCAGAGTATCAGGGAAAGAAGGTCAAACTGAATGACCCGATACGAGGTGGTAGTAAGAAGTTCTATGTCTATGTAAAGAACAATAAGGGTAATGTGGTGAAAGTATCTTTTGGTGATACAACAGGACTTTCGATTAAACGAGATGACCCTAAACGTAGAAAGGCTTTTCGTGCTCGACACAATTGTGATACAGCGAAAGATAAGACGACAGCAAGATACTGGTCTTGTTATCAATGGCGTGCAAACGCACCAGTAAATAACTAAAATCTTAACTCGGATGAAAGGAGATATACTATGTGGAAATCACCAATCGTAAAAGAAATAGCAGTTGGCTTAGAAATCAATTGTTATGCTTGTGCTGAAATATAGTATCAACTAACACAACTTGTGGGGGTTCTCACGCCCCCACATTTTAATTTGTACTAAAGGAAAAAATTATGAACATAACTACAAAAGAAAGACTAATCATTGCTCTATACCTATTTGCAAGTTTCTTGCTTATCGCTTGTCATGAAGCAAAGGCACATCATGAGAGTTGTATGGCATGTACTGATGCTACTATTGTTGCTGTTGTCGAAACAGACGAAGAAAATTCTAACAAAGAAGATATCGTAATATATCTAGACGAAATAATAGTCACACCCAAAAACTCTAAATAACCCTTTTTTTCTAGGGTACAATCATACACGAACAGTTTAGAACGCCGCCTAGCGGGCGGCTATGAGACTCAATTTCCTGAACTTTAAAGTGGGAAGTACTTCCCAACTACATATTTCTTCGTCTTACGTTTCAACGAAAGATAATGCAATAGAAATCTTCTTTCTCTTTCTTCTCGAATTAATTTTAGATATGTGTGTAGTACTTGCGAACTCATAACACCCTCCTAACATAGTACTGTTAAAAAAGTGCGTTGCTTCGTTACCTACTTCCGACCCGAATGGGTTCAACGATTATAATAATATTTATATCAGTAGAGCTCTACACATTGGTATGTAATACTATCTATTCCTCTTTTTGTATAAATCATACGTTGTGGCTCTTTATCAATCAATCTCTCAGCAATGCGACATGCTTCCATACTATCGTAAGGTATCTCTATTTTTACTTTATCATTAAATACAATGATAAGATAGACGAGCAATGAATTCATTAGAATGGCATGTTACGAGCAAGATAGATTATAAAACCTATTACTATGCATAGAAACGCTAAGAATAAAAAATCTATAATCATGATGTGCTTTCTAACCAGTTTAAATTAATAACCACTCTATAAGGTTCATCTGTTTGACTTACGCTTGAGTGTTTCTTTTCACCATCAAATATAACAATACGATTTTCAATACCTTCAACTTTTGTACCATCTTCAAACTGTGTATATCCATTTGTCGTATTCATATAATAAATTGCAGTTTTATGATTGTCTAGTCCTTGTGCAGTAGATATGTCAAGGTGATATCCATGAAAGTCATGTTGTGGTGTTCTTGTAAGCAAGTTTGCTTTAATTCGAAGAAGTGATAGTAAGTTTGGTATTCTATTGACTAAAGGAAGAATATCTCTCCATGCTTCACTCATAGGCATATTCTTGTCATATAACATATGATAGAATTGAAAGTATCCATCATTCTTTTCATTGATACAATCAAGACAATGCCAATCCATGTAACTACCATAAAAGATATTTTGAAGTTTTTTAAACTCTTCTTTTGGTAGGTAATTGTCAATAATTTTTACTGACAACTGGTCATTCTGATGGTAATGCATCAGGCAAATCTTCTTTCAATCTCTTTAAGATATCTTGCTTTCACTTTATTCTTTCCTGTCTTTTCAATCGCATCTTCTAGTTTCGCTTTAGACCAACCTTTGATACGAGGTTTCTCATTACAAGTAAGATTTGGATTCGCTTTACGTTTTCCTGGGTGTATTCTTGCCATATTAAACTCCTGTTATAAAACCAACTACTATGACTGCTACAAGAATGGCTACTGCAGCTCTTAAAATTGTATCTAAATTTTTCATACTTTTCTCCTTGTTTATAAATTTACAACATAAAAAATAAAACCGACAACTAAGACAACAGGAAAAATATAATTTAACCATAAGTTTTTATTTTGCTTACTCGGTTGAAACCATTTACCTGTCGCCTTTAATCTTCGTTGTCTATTTTCATCTAATCCCATACTGAGATTATTTATTTTATTCATCTTTTATATCCATTAGTATATGAGTTGCATCTGGATTCTCTACTACTAAATCATATCCAAAATCACTTTGAGCGTTTTTGAGTTTAGCCTTTAACTCACGGTTCTCGTCAGATAATTCTTTTACTCTGATTTGAAGACCATGTACTTCTTTTTGTTTTTCTTCCATTTGTTTCTTTGCTATGTCTAATTCATTCATTATACCTCGCTGTGTAAATATTGGTTCTTATAAGTACTCATGTATGTCCCTTCAGAAACCTACCTAAGCTAGCTTGGAACCATTTCATAATATTATTATATCAAGTAATTGACTAATTGTCAAGCGTCAATTGGTCGGAGTGGCAAGATTCGAACTTGCGACATCTACGTCCCAAACGTAGCGGTCTACCAGGCTGACCTACACTCCGTAAGAAGCCCACCATACCGATATAAGAAATATAGTAGGCGATATAGGCAATACTATAAGCAAACCTAATATTGTTGTTAATATTCTTGTAATTTTTAACAGCAATTAAAATCCAAGTAACCAAGGATTATTCACAAACCACCCTATCACATATAAGACTAGAAATAGAATACTAAAAACAAATCCACGTATGTAATCTTTTATAGTAATCATTGTTTAGTTTTAAATTCATCTATGATTAAACTCTTAAACTTATGATACTGTTCAATCTGTTTGCCTTCAGCTGCATTATTATCAAAGTCAACTAAGTTGTCTTTAGGTTTAGAGCCTTCAGGTAAATAATGGTCTTGTGATAGTTGTATGATTGCATAATGTATAACTTTCATCAAGTCAGCTTTATTACGACCATTTTTCTTGCCATATCTTTGAGCATATTTTAAGATATTGCCCATACAGAAACCTGTACCATAACCTTGGTCAATAATAATTTCAGTTGCTTGATATTTTGAATTAGAATAATGAGAACTATAAGTCGCATTAATATAATCTATTATATCATTTACAATTTTATTTTCGTTAAACTTGTACTTGATTTTGTTCATTGTCATATTGTCTACCTTTTAGCATATTTTGTTTTATCATTAATTTTTGTGAGTTAGTTAATTTAGGGTTAGTAAATTTCTTAACTTTCATTTGTATTATTGCTGGGTCTAAACCAAGCATAGCACAATACTTTAGAAATACAATATGGTCTTCACCTTCTTCATTTAGAATCCAGTCGATTGCATCTTCTTTATGTTTTACATACCTAGGACGTTTGCCTGTATATAAAGTGTCTTCAATTGCTTGAGTTATTACAGCAGTAATAAGTCTCTCTTCATCATAAACCATATTATATATCCTTTACTATTTGTGAGAAGTATGCCCAATATTGGTCACCACTCTCTGTTACATATCCAATTGACCCTTTATAATTAAGTTCGGTATCATATTCTTGTATCTGTACACCAAGTTCGCCAGCAGGGTCGTCTGTCTTTGTTGCGATTGATATATCAGTTATGATACCTTCTCTAGTTTGTCTTAAATAATTTTGATTTATACTTACTTTATCGTCTATTTTAATTAACACCCATACCCTCCTGTTACATTACTGTCTTGTAAATTAGCATCAATACTAAAAGAGATTTGACCAGCAAGTGTAGGCCATTTAGATACAAAAGTCTTTGCAAATTTATCTCTTTGGTCTTGACTCATGTTGGCGATAACCTCTACAAGGTTATCAGCCAAAGCGTCATTCATAACATCTAACATTTCACTTTCAAAAATCATTTCACTCACGCCGCCTCCAACATTGCCATTGGCACTCTATAACTTCTGCCAAGCATATCTACAAGACATTTAGTTTGATTAATTTTAGTAATGACACCAGGTGTCTTCTTAGTCTTTTGAACAACAAATACATTTTGCCCAACTTTTAAAGTTGCCTTACCAACAATCACTTTCATATCAGAAATGAATTCAGATAGTTCGTTAAGTTGAGCAAGGTTCATTTTTTGTATTTCAGATTTTACGTTTTTCATAATATAGTTCCTTATCAGTTAGTAGTTTAGTTTAAGTAAAGAGGACCAGTCCATGCGATATAGTAAT